TCAAACCCCTAACCTCCACGTCCGTAGCGTGGCGCTCTATCCAGTTGAGCTATGGAAGCAAATTGGTCTGCCTAGTAGGACTCGAACCTACGACCCCTTGACTCCAAATCAAGTGCGCTACCAGACTGCGCTACAGGCAGATAAAATTTAATGGTAGATCCATCCGGACTCGAACCGGAAACCTTTCGGTTAAAAGCCGTCTGCTCTACCTATTGAGCTATGGATCCAAATAAAAAAAGGGGGGCACAAAGCCCCCCTTTTGTATCCATAGGAGAACTATGTGTTAGCGAGAGAATGCTTCTGCACCGAGAGCTGCATATCCAGCAGCAACTACTTTGCGTGAAGCCTTACCAAGGCGATACTTGTTGGTAACACGGCCCTTGGTATCAGTGTGCTTGTTCAAATAGATTGGGAAGCCTTCTGAACGAAGAGTGTGGATTGCTCCACGTGCGCTTACAACACCAAAGCGAGCAGAGATCTGCTTTGTGGTAAGTTCTTCACCAGACATAAGGGCTTCGAGAATACGATTAGTGCTAGTCATGTTATACTCCATAATATAAATGAGCGGAATGCTCTGTTAACATAATCAATGTAAGACATATTGAAAATTAATTCAACAGTTATTTTTAAGTGGAGGGGAAGATGGGATTCGAACCCACATAATAAGGTTTTGCAGACCTCTGCCTAGCCATTCGACGCACTTCCCCAGAATAAGCGATAGTTTTTCTTGTGTCAGGAAAACTATCAAACCCCGTATAGACAGCCCATCCCACGTTTCGTCTACAGCGGAGGCAGAGTATGACGAGCATGAGGCCCGTGTGGGTCTGCCTTAATGGTGAGTGGGGAAGGATTCGAACCTACAACGCTCATAGAGGCCAGATTTACAGTCTGGTGCAGTCCACCGTCTCTGCAGCCCACTCAATTATTACTAGAAGGATACACCTGCCTATGCTAGCCAGACGCTTTCTCCACGCTAACGAGGAATCGAACCTCGACGTCAGTGTACCCATCTAGAAATAAAATGAAGGTTACAACCCAGTCCCATCTTCGCATCGGCGGATATATTACAGGTCTACCTACAATCCCTCTAGCTTAATTCGTAGCTGGGTTACTCATTCCCAGCAGTCGATCTTCAAACGTGTCGACAGGTTCAGGACTTAAGACGTCTGTGTAGATGGAACCTCAGCCGTCCACTAGCTATATCCTCACTCAATTACACAGCGATTAGTGAGGGATTAATAGGGATTCCAACCCCTACAATATTGGCGGAAAGGGTGAGATTCGAACTCACGGTGAGCTTGCACCCACGCTGGTTTTCAAGACCAGATCCATAAACCACTCGGACACCTTTCCAATATTGGCTCCGTGGGTAGGATTCGAACCTACAACCGCTCGATTAACAGTCGAGAGCTCTACCGTTGAGCTACCACGAAAAACTTTTTGTCTCTACAAGGATACACCAGCTATCTAACTTCCAATACCACTCGTTATTACAGCTGATTACCGATTCTGGGAAGCCTACCTCTACGTATAGTAATGCGCGCACGCTTCGGGCTCTGATGTACCCATGAAGAAACAACTTACGTTGTCCTTCTACCCTGCTGAAACCACCTATCGGCCATTTGACCTTAGTACTAGTCAGGGGCTGTTATTATACACTCGTAACAGCATCGATTATTAATATACTACACTTTATAATATAAAGCAACTAAAAAAGATCATTAAAAAAGCGGCTCTAGTTTCCTAGGCCGCCCAACGTTTACCAGATTATACCTATTGGCTTACGTTGAGCGCTCCCTATCTTCTGACCATACGCCAGCCATCGGAGCAATCTGTCCGTTACTAGGAAGGCGATATGTGTGTTTCGAACACGATAGAGAGAGCATTAATAATCCTTAATAGTTGCATGACATTGTGTCATGTATTATATATGTTACAAACTCATGCAGTAATCATAACATCTTGAAAAATTTTTATCAAGTGTCAAATCAGATACGTATTGAAAAGCATGTTTATAACGATTTAAATATTCTTCTTCAGATTGAGTATGTTGTGAACCCGCATTTGTTGCCAAATCACCAGAAGGAATTTTATCTTTAAATTGTTGCATTCTTTTAATAGTTGTTTCATTCCAGGGTGCAAATTTGTATTTTAAAGTAAAAATATCAAATTTATTTTGAAAATTGTTACCAGAATAATGTCTTCCTGCATGATAATTACCATTCACTTCTTTATGAATGAACCTACCATAGATTTTAAAATAATCTGGCTGTAAAGCTTTCATACCATCATCAAACGCATCATAACCGCTAATTGCACCGTGATGTTTCTGTTTAATTAAAGAATCATTATATGAAGGAATAACAGATGGGTCATTATCAATCATCATGACACCATATGTTCTAACACCACTATGATATTGTGTTGGAATATTATTAACATTTTTAACGATTTCTTCTATCTCCCGATCTAGATGTTCAATTGAACAATATGGAAAAAAGAATTCAGTTATATTGAGAGACATTTTATAACCCTCAATCGAAGCTTCATATTCCATAACTTCTTTATCAGCATCTGCTGCACCAAACATTGTATTTTTTGAATTTACAACTTTCCAATTAGGTGCCAAATCGTTAATAATTTCTACAGACCTATCTGTAGAATTATAGTCAATCAATATTCCATTTTCAAACAGCTTCTGGTGATGTTTCAACCACCAGGGTAACAAATATTCTTCATTATAGAAGTGTGCAATTACAGTTGTGTTCATGAGAATATATAGGGGGCGCAGAGGCCCCCTATTTTATATTTTTTATTCTGCGCCGTGAACGCGCTTGTCGCCAAGAATATTTTCAACATAATTCTTAGCAAAGCCCTGAGCATCAGCCAAGAGCTCATCAGTCTCTGCAAGCATTTCTGCACGCTTTGCAAGACGAGCTTCTTCTTGTTGAGCCCGAGATACCTTTTTCATGGTGTCAAGATTTGAAGCCTTGATACCTACGTCCTTAAGCATCTTAGTAACAGATACTTCCTTGGTCTTAAGCTTCGAAGCCTTTACTGCCTTAGGAACATCTCCCTTAGCAAGCTTCTTATTAGCATTAAAGATATAGACATAAGCATTCTGCTTAGGAACATTAAGCTCCTTCACAACCAAAGCAACCAAATCCTTCTTAACCATGTTAGGATTAGACTTGATCAATTCAGCAACCATTGCAATCTTACCAGCCATGAACATTTCTCCTTTGTTTGTTTCAATGACATTTCTTATTATAACGAAGATTTAAATAAATGCAACCCGTTTTTTATTGACTTGGCCCATTTGTTTGTCTCTTCATTATATTAATAATATACCCTATTTTTTAAATAATGGCACGCGGTTTTTTCAAAAAAAAATTCTGTAATGAAATCAACGAGTTAGGCCGGGGTGGCTAACCTATTGAAATCATTACAGAATTTTTGATAAAATATAGTTGATTTTATTAGGTTTTTATGCTAAAATATAAAATATATTTTCATATATTAGCAAAATCTTATATAAAAAACCTGCTAATGTAAAGATCTTTTATATTTTGTAAAATCTATGACATTTTCATTAGAAACCTCTAATATAGGGTCACCTGTATATTCTTTGAGCCTAAACATTCGATTTTCCTGACCTTCTGGTAATTCTTGGCCAAGAAGTTGCCATATCTCAGATTCGTATATTACTGATCGGCCTGATTGTAATTGAGAAGCAAAATAGGATAGAATAACATCTGCTACCCATTCAGCATATTCTTCATCTTCATCCATCATACCAGTAACTCACTGAAACGAGATTTTTTATCGTTATCCAATGTTTGACCAGCTTTTGTTCTGTTGAATACTGGTGTATCATCAATAAGATTATCTTGTGCTGATTGTTCGGTATTAAACAATTTCATTTTTGCTCTATCAATGCCTACAACAAATTTTTTATTCATGGTAGGATCATTGTAACGATTCTTCAATTGTTTAACCATAATCTGATTAAGTCTTTCTAACTCTTCAGTACTTACTAAAGCAAACATTAAATCCGCAGTAGCAGGTAGACCAAAGGACTCAGCAGTATCTGTAAGTTCAACATCGGAATTGCCATAACCGCCTCTGGTAGTCTGTGTAGCAGATACAATAGGCACATTAAACTCAACGGCAAGACCACGTAATTCCTCAGCAATAGCCTTGATGTATGTGTACGAGTTAACATTAGAACCAGAACGTATTCTGCTACTACTACATATATTAAGATAGTCAATATAGATGACATCGGGTATAAAATTGCGCTTAATTCTAAGTTCATTGATCAAATGCCTGAAGTTAGCTGATCCTGCAGATGCTGTAGGATACTCTTTAATAATTAGCTTACCAACTGTCTTTTCTTTTACTCTACCAATCTTTTTATCATATACGTCTTTTGGCATGACACCAAGTTCGTCTACAGTTACGTTGAGAAGATTGGCATCAATACGTTCTGCAATCTTCTCTTCTGACATTTCCATTGTTATATAGAGAACATTCCTACCACTCACTAAATTGTGAGAAGCACAATGACACATAAACAAAGACTTACCAACACCAGTGCCGGCCAAAGCGATATTGAGAGTCTTGCGGACCAAGCCGCCTTTCGTAATCTTGTTAAAGAATTCCAAGTCGAAGGGAATATGTTCTTCCCTGCGATGATAGAAATCATATCGATTATCGCTATTAAGAAAATAGTCATGACCCACGCTAACATCAAAAGACACCCCAAGAGCATCGCTGAGAAGAGTGGGTATGGAGCCAGTGCTTGAAGCTCCGGACTTATCATCGAGGATTTTAATCGATGCCATAATTGCATTGTAAATAGCCTTATCTTGACAGAACTTCTCTGTACTATCTAACAACCATTGTATATCAGTATTGTCTGTTTGTAGATCTTCAATTGTACGTTTAGAATCTTTAAACGTTACCTCTGATAAACCTTCTTTATTATTCAACTCAAGAAACAACACTTCCTTGGTAGGAGTGTTGTTATACTTTTGTACATAATCTGAAATTAATTTATACACAACCTTGTCTGGTTGGTTATGAAAATATTCATCCTTAAGAAAAGGTAGAACCTTTCTTGCAAATGCTTCATTATAAACTAAGTGTGACAGTATTGTCTTTTCAATCATTTATTAAAACTTTCGATAACAGCTTTTCTGCCATCTTGTTGATATTGATTATCAAATATAAGAATTGCTTTACGAAGCATACCGACGGCTAGTAACAAAAGATCATTCTGATCATCACACATCATGATCTGTGTTTCTATTGGAAGCATAAGACGCTCAATACGTCTCTCCATCTTCTCATTATTCATCTTCGTCAATCTCTTCTTCTTGTTTAATTAATGCTCCACCAACAAGAGTATATTTGTTCTTAATATAGTTTGCAAAGTCTGTCTTAGAGAAGATCTCTTTCCATACTGCACTATTATCTTCAATATCAGCTGCACGCATCTTTTGACCAGACAATTCACCAGTTGTACGATCAACAAGCTGATACCAACCATTAGAAGGTTTAGCAACATAGTTGCCTTCTAAAGCAAGATCGAGAAGTCCTGACCACTTCTTGATACCACCTTCATATGATACTGTAATTGGAATCTTTGACTTCTCTTTAACATAACGAGACTTTTCGACGTTAATGATAAAGTTGTAACCAGCAATCTCACCACCGTCTTTTTCTTGCTGACGACCAAGAATCCAGATAGTGTCTGCTGAGTAATAAATGCCTGTACCACCACCAACGATAGCTTTAGGGAACATTCCGATTTCCATATAGGTATGGTTAACAACTATCAAAGGAATGTCTTTGAGAGTCAAATGAGGTGTTACCATACGAAAGAGTGACTTCAATGACTTTGCACGAGACATATCAGCAACTGACTTCTCGTTCATAGTATCTTCTACTTCTTTCTTAGAAGCGAGGTTACCAACAGAGTCAATAACAATTACAACCTTATCATCACGCTTTACTTCTGCAAGCTGTTTCATAATATCAAACTTAAGCTGTTCAATATCTGTAATAGGTGTATGAAGTACACGATCCATA